TCCAAGATGTTAATTGTAATATTTCTGTATCAACAACATTACTCGTTGCTAATAAAAGAATATTACCAGCATCTACTGATGCGTTATATAACCCACCACCAACATTTGGAATAACAGCAAAATTATTTGTAGTAGAACTATCCCTTACTGATAAAGATGCAGTTGCTGATGTAGGATGATTAGTTGTAATAGTTGTTGTATTAGCAACCGATAATGTATTAGGACAATTTACATTTTCACTTGCTCTTCCTAATTGAATTGTATTTGCGGTTGATGTAGTTGCTCCATAACCAATAACGGTAGAATTAGAAACACCACCTGATACTGATGTAGATGCTCCTAAATATGAATTAAAACTACCTGTATCATTTAGACCTGCTCCTGTTCCTACCGCTGTATTATCATCACCTGTTGTTCCGTTTTCTCTTGCTTGACTCCCAATAAAAACATTATAATTTCCAGCAATATTTTTCTCACCTGCTCGGTTTCCAATCGCTACATTAAATTGTCCTGTTGTTGTATTTTGTAAAGCACTTGATCCCATCGCTTGATTTCCTTGACCTGATGTTAAACTACTACAAGCAAACTTTCCAATCATATTGTTAAAATTACCTGTTGTTATGTTTTGTCCTATTGCTTCACCAATTGCTACATTTGCTCCACTCCCAGTTGTAGTAGAATTTAAAATATTTACACCCAATACTATATTTGTATTAGTAGTTGGTGTTGTTGTATTACCATTTCCAATTTCTATTCCATTTATTAATGCATCACTTGATACTGTTAGAAGACCTCCAATATTTGTTGCTTGTAAGTTTTCTGTCCCCTGTGCTGTTGGAAATCTTAAATATCGAAGATCTGCTTCTCCTTGTGTAAGTGGAACATCAACATTTCCAAAATATTCTGGATTAAAAATCGTGATTGGTTCAATATTACTCGGTGGTTTATAAGATGCCATTATATATAATACATTTAGAAAATTTTTTAAAACTTTATAATATTTTATATTTATACTATATAAGATATGCCTCCTAAAAAGAACAAAGAAGCAGAATTAATCAATTGGTATGAAGTTATTCCTAAAAAATTTCTATTAGCACAACATAATCCAAACTTTGAAGTTCATAAAATAAAATTACCTATGAGAATGCTAATCATAGGTTCAAGTGGTGCAGGAAAAACTCAAACACTCCTAAACATCATTCACAATTTTAATTCAACATTTAACAATATAGTAATAATCACAAAAAATAAAGATGAACCACTATATAATTATTTAGAAGAGAAGTTGAAAGATGGAGTTGATATTAGAGAAGGTATTGCTAATGCTCCCAATCTCGATGACTTTGATAAAGAAGATCAATCATTAATTGTTATGGATGATTTAGTTTTAGAGAAAAACCAAACAGCATTAGAACAATATTTTATAAGAGCGAGAAAATTAAATTGCAGTTTGATATATATTAGTCAATCATATTATCGTGTCCCAAGAATTATAAGACAGAATTTAAATTACTTGATAATAAAACAATTAAGTTCATTAAAAGATTTACATAGGATTATGGCGGAATATAGTTTAGGAGTTGATAAAGAAGAATTAGACGCTATGTATAAAGATGCGACAAAAGACAAAAGAGATTTTCTAATGGTTGATATGGATGGGGAAATGAAAGATAGATTTAGAAAGAATTTTAATGATATATATGATTTAGAAAACTAATGAATTATTACGAATTTTTTATAATTTCATAAAAAATATTATGTTATTATATATTATAAATGTTCGGTAAAGCAAAAAGTAAAGCAGAACTACAAGCGTTAAAAGACGATTATTTTGCTAATCTACAAGTAGAGATTGAGAACTCAACTATTTTAGAAAAGAAGATTAGGAAACCTGATGAAGCACCTCCTGTTCCTCCACAATACAAAACAGAAGCAGAACTAATTGCTGATGTATCAACATTAAGAAATGAACTTGTTGATATGTTAATGAATGAATTAGGTTATGGATATACAGTAGCACAACAGGCATTAGAAGGATTGGATAGTGATGAAATTCTTAAATTAGTTGCTCTATTTCCAGCATTTAAACTCACAATAGCAAAAGATACAACTAGAAATAGATTGAGATTATTACCACCTGATTTTATTAATAGTGCTATGAAAAACTTCATCAAGAAATCAGGTAGAAGTTTTGGAACTGAATACTCTGTTGGAATACCATCAAGTTTAGAAGAATTAGAAAAAATGATTCCATCAAGTGATAAGGTATTAGATCTAATAGATTTTTTAAGTGCAGATTTAGATGGAGTAAATATACCAACTTTATTAAATCAATCATCACCAACAGCATATCAAACAATTATTGCTTATTTAAATAAGTATGTAAATGCCTACCCATCTTTCGCACAATTAAAACAATTAAAAATAAATATACCTTCTTCATCAAGAGGAGATTTAGCAAGAGAATTAGGACAAGCGATGGTTGATTATAAATTACTTACAGATAATGATGTAGATGATATAAAACAAATAGTAAGAGAAACAGTAAGAGAACGAGATGCTAATGATATAGCACAATTAGGAGAAGTAGTTTCATCACGACTTGGAGGAGCATATAATTCTCAAATAGATCAATTTAAAAGAGTTTGGGATACAGCACTAAAAACACAAGGTGGAAAAAATATGCCTCGATTAGCAGAAATAGTTGAAAGACAACCTAAAACTCGTATTGAATTAGGGGATCTTCAAGATGCGGATATAGAATTTGAAGATTTAATGGCGGAACTTGCTGGAATACAACCAATAGTAAGAGGTGGAGTTGAAGAAACAAAAGCACCTGAAAAAGAACCAAATATTCAAATGGTAATTGCCGAAATTGCTAACAATACAGATGATGAAGATATAGTAGCATTAGCACAAGGTTTAATGACAGACGCAAAAGTAAGAGAAGATCTAGTTAGACAAATGTTAGAAGATACTATTACAAATCAAGGTGTAGATGTTAATAATTTATCAAAAGGACAAGCAGAAAATGTTATTGACACTACACATCAAAAAGTTCAACAAGCATTAGTAGATATGGGGGCAGATGAAGAAGATTTATCAGCAACCTTTTTATATGATATTATGAGTAATCCAGTAGGAAATTATTCTGTTGATCCAAGATCACAAAGCATAGCGAGAAAGAGAATTGAAGATAGATTTAGAAATCAAAATGTATCATTATCAGTTATTGATAGATATTTAGAAACTATTAAAGATGCTATTAAAACAAGATATGGTGTAGAAGTTGATTTTCCAAAGTATGCAAATAGATCAGGTGTTAAACCATCTAAAAGCGAACCTATAACCGCATTAAATAAAGTAGTAGATAGATTAATCGAAGATCAACTATACGATCCTGATGAGAAAGCATTATTACCTGACGAAAAGATAGGCAGACAACAATTAGAAGGTTTTGGTGTTAGACAAAAGATTAGAAAAGGATTTCATAAAATGCCTGATGGAAAAATGATGAAAGACAGCGATCATATGATGGGTAAAGGTGTAAAATCAACGCAACCTTCGGTAAAATCAACACAACCTTCGGTAAAAGGTAGAATATCAGTTAAGAAATTAGTAGGTAGAGGTATTGAAGTAGAACAACAACCAACATATAAAAAATTTGGTAAGTATGTGATGCATTATCCTCATCTTGTTAATAATAATGTTTTTAATGTTAAGTATCCAAGTTTAGGATCTATACCTGCTATTAAACCAAAGACCATAACAGATGAATACAAAGAATTTGTTTTAGATATTTTTGATTCAGGAAAAATGAATGAACGATTATTTAATACACTTGATGATGACGAAAAAACTCATTTCCATAAAGTATGTAAAGGTGCTGGTTTGCTAGAACTATTTAAATTAAAGAAAGGTGATACTGATGAAGAAAGAGATGATTTAGATAGATTTAACTTATTGAAAGGTTCTTTTGTTGCTGGAAATAATAGTGAGAGTGTAGTAAGAGAATTAAGAAGTTTAATAACAAAGTTCATTCACGAAGGAAGGATTACGAAAAATGAAGGTTTATCTTTACTAATGGAAATTAAATAATTTTAAAGTTTAGGAAAATTTTTATATTATGATATTATATAATATGAAAACGCTAATTCTAAACTCAACAAATGTTGTAGCAGGTAGTGATAATACCGCATTCAAATATGTATTTCCTAATGGAGGTTATAATTTTAAAGATGATTATATTGCGGTTCAAGAAGTAGGTATTTATTTTAGTGCTTTCAATCTTACAGTTAGTTATAATAATAATACATTTAGTTATATATGGGTTGATGGAACTACAAATGTTATTTTAATTCCTGATGGATACTACTCGATAAAAACTTTGAATGAATTCTTACAATTCAAGATGATTGCTAATAATCATTATTTGTTATCATCAACAGGTAATAATATTTATTTATTAGAGATGCTCGTGAATGAATCTCAATATGCAGTCCAACTAAACGAGTTTTTAATTTCTGTTGCTATTGCTACTTCTAATTCTTGGACTTTACCAGCAGGTGCTACTTGGGTTCTACCAACAAATCCTATATTACCATACTTCGTCATACCGAATACAGATTTCACAAAAACAATTGGTTTTACAGCAGGTCAATATCCAGCAGGAACAATTACAGGCGTCCCACCAGCACAAGTGCAGACACCATCATACGCAGTTAGTCAATCTCAACTTTCATCAACAGCACCACAGATTACACCTTATAGTTCTTTCTTGGTTTATTGTAGTTTAGTAAATAATAGAGCAGTTATTCCAAGTCAATTGATTTTCAGTTTTACACCACAAGATGTAGTATTTGGAGGATTAAGTTCTTATCAAGTAAGCGAATTAGCGTGGATTAAAATAGAAGACGGACAATACAACGAATTTGTAGTTGAATTTAGAGACCAACTCGGTAGAAAGGTTAAATTTCAAGATCCTAATTCTTTGATTACTTTAACAACTAAAAATAAATATGATACATTTTAGGCATTTACTTATAGAATAAAATATTTGATTAGTATATAATGAGAATAATTCTACCAACAGTATCATTACATAATTCAAGTGTAGTAAGAAAAGGAGGTGCTATATTACCTATGAGAACAAGAACGACTACAACAGGAAAAGGAACAACAAGAGAGTTCTATGAAAACACAGATGTTAAACATCCTAATCAATCATTTAGCGAAAAAGCGAATAAAAGAAATATGTTAGATAGTGTGAAGATAAAGTCATCAAAACCAAAGAAATATATTTCATTTAATGTGTAATCAATATTTTATTTAATTTAGAATTATTTAAGGAAAATTATTATCTTTATATAATTTATAATATGGCGGATAATCTCGTATTTGAAGAAAGCGTTCAATCGGTAGTCGATACACAAGATTTTATATCTAAAAGATGGGTATATGTTAATGATAATAATAATGGTAATTATAGTTCGCAGGTCGTCATCGACTCAACTCCTTTAAGTAATGCTGGTGGTTGGATTAATTGGAGCGAAGGTTATATTATGATGCCTCTTGTCGCACAATTGACAGATGATAATGGAGCAAAAATTGTAGCAAACACTGTTAATCCTCTTCACACTTGGGCGTTTAAGAACGGATTTTGGCACATCATAAACAGTATGACAATTGAATTTAATAATCAAAATGTGGTGCAACAGACACCATTTACAAATGTGTTTAGAAGTTTTAAAGCGATGACTTCTTTTAGCAAAGATGATGTGAAAAATCACGGAGCATCTATTGGGTTTTGTCCTGATAATGCTGGTGCTTGGAATTATGATCTTGATGATGGAACTGCTGTTGGATCTGTTCCTAATGGTCGTGGTTTATCAAATAATAGAAACGCTCCTAATCCAATTGGTTTGTCTTCTATTATTGGAACTGAAATTGCTGTCGCCAACGCCCAAGTCGCTTCTTATTCAGTCTCACCTGCATCAGGTCTTGTAGGAAATAAAACTGCTGTTGCTAGTGGAACTTCTAATCCTACTTCTTCTCCTTTCTGTCAATATGCTTATAATGATGGTCTTTTGTGTCGTCAGGAATGGGTTGGTTATTGCCCTACTGCTGGTAGTGTTGCTACTTCACAAGGTCTAATTAACGGTCAAGCAACTTGTGATACTGTTTATCGTTCTTCTGTTAAGGTTGCTGGTGGTTGTGCTACTTGGTATATATATGCTAAATTGCGTCTAAAAGATCTACACGATTACTTTGATAAGATGCCTCTTCTTAAAGGTTCTACTATTCGTTTCTACCTGAATACAAATCAAACCATCGCTACATTTAGTGTTGTTGCTCCTACTGCTCCTAATGTTGCTTCAAGTGGTATTATTCAACCTGGTAGTATGCTTTTGACTTCTGCTCCTTCTATTAACGGTGGTCTAACTTGTCCTTTCACTATTGCTTCTAATGATACAGGTCAAGGTTGTAGCGGTCTTACTGCTGGAACTTATCAGTTGTCTTTATCTATTTACCAAAATCAATTCTCCCAAGCAAACGCTGTTGTTGCTGATGGTAAGACAAAACTTTCATCTGTTCGTTTGTATGCTCCTATTTACAAATTTACTCCTTTGAAAGAACAACAATATCTTTCTCTTGCTCCTACCAAGAAGATTAAGTATTGCGATATTTTCCAATATCAATTTAACGATATAGCACAAAGCAGTCCATTTAACTTTTTAGTTTCTAACGGAATTTCAAATATTAAGAGCGTATTAGTAGTGCCGTTTTTGAGTAAATCTGCTAATGCTTGTATTGGAACAACTGCTACTGGAATTTCAACAATTACTTCTCCTTTTTCAACATCAGGTGCTACTCCTGACCCAATTACTTTAACTAACTTTAATATTTTAGTAAGTGGTGTGAATTTATTCTTGAATAATGAGATGTATGATTATGAAGCATTCTGTCAAGAATTATCTCAATCTAATCAGTTGAACGGAGGTCTAACTACTGGTCTAACATCAGGTCTTATCTCCCAAGAAGATTTTAGTCGTGGTATGAGATACTATTACGGTAATTGCTCTCGTATTCTTCCTGCCGAAGCAGGTGTTTCTCGCTCTATCCAAATTGTGGGAACAAATGCTTCTCTTGTGTCTTGTGATCTAATGGTGTTCGTGGAATTTGAGCGTGAGATGGTTATTGATTTAACTACTGGTGCAAGAATCGCATAAACGAAATTAGAGTTAATAATGATAATAAAATAATCAGGTAATGATAATATTACATAATTATTTAGCGTATAATTAATTATCTTTTGATATATTATAAAAGATGTATGTTCCTCATCAAATTCACTTAACGCCTATACAGGCACATAAACTAATGAGCGGTGGAGCGGTTAATATTCCTGTTCGACAAATGGGAAGTGATAAGGGTAGCGAAGTTGTTTTATTTAAAGCACCTAATGCTAAAAAACTAATGAGTGGTTTTAAGAGAAATAAAGGAGTTAGAATTATGATGTCTCCTGATGAGATTGAAGCAACTATGATGAAAGGATCAGGTGTGAATATCGGTAAAGCATTTAAGAAACTTGGAAAAGATATTAAATCAGGTGCTGAAAAGGTTGGTGATACTATGTCATCTAAACAGGCGATGAATGTTTATAAACAAATTGGAAAACACGCAATCGAGCAAGGTATTCCTGTTGCTACTGCTCTTGCTTCTATGGCGTTAGGAGATCCTACTGGGATGTCAGGTGCTGTTGTTGGTAATGTTGCTTCTCAATATGCGAGTAAAGGATATTCTCAAAAGACAGGTGCTGGTATGTCTCCTGCTGATGCAAGAAAAGAATATATGAAATTGATCCGTTCTATGCGTGGTATGAGCGAAGCACAAAAAGCACAAATTAAAGGTTCAGGTTTTTTCAAAACTTTAAAGAAAACAACAGGTGTAGGAAAAACTCAATTTATTAGTGGAGCAAAGAAAATTGGAAAAAATGTTTTAAGTGAAGCATCCCAAGTCGCAGGTCAAGCACTAACTGCTTATACAGGTAATCCTATGGCAGGACAGATGCTTACATCTACATTAGATAAGGCAGGTGGAAAAATGATAGATAGTATTGAACCATCAAAAGGAAAACTTGGAATTAAATTTGACCCTAGATCAGGTATGAAGTCATTAAGTAATGATGCTAAAATGTATGCTATTGAAGCAATTGATAGAGAAATTGATAAACTTCCTCCTGAATACAGAGGTGTAGCACAAGATGCTCTTGTTGGGAAATATCCTGACGCTAAAAGTTTAATTTATGATGTTGGTTCTAGATCTATGGATTCAAGTTCATTTGATGTATCTAAATTAGGTCTTGGTATTAGAAGTGTTAAGAAAGGTCGTGGAGCATCTCAATCAAAGGCATTTAAACAAGCACTTAAAAATAACTATGGAGGTTTAGCATTAACTAATGCTGTAATGGATAATGTTTCTGTTAATGAAGCAGAGAAGATGGGAGCGAGAATGAATGCTAATATTAAACCAAGTCAAATTGAAACTCCTAGTGATTATGGTTTTATGTCTCCTTATCAAAGAATGGATAGTCCTGCTATGAACCCATTTGTGCCTACAACTTATTTACAACAAGGAGGGACATCATCAGGATATGGAGGTGTGTCTCAAAGTGAATTAAATAAACTTATGGGTGCTGGATTATATTATGGAAGAGGACTTTATTAAATAATTTTCTTTAAGATATATATAATGCTTCAAAGTAAGATAAATGATATGTTTAGCATAAACAAGGAATTAAATATGGAAACACGAATTAAAGGTTGTAATGGATGTCATCCAAGTCATACGATAGATGCTGTTAAAAATCCAGCGTATAAAAGTATTAATAGTTCGCAGACGATAAATGCTACGCCTACTGTTATTAAAAAGTAAAATATGTATTTTCAGTAATAGATATTTTAATAGAATTATTTAGGAATATTCAAATTTTTTTTCTCAATATAGTATATAAAATGTCTTCCAAACCTATTGTCGTCATCCCTCGTTGTGAAACCTGTAATGGTAAATTTCATCCAAAGGAGAAAGTATTTTGTGTTGAATGTAATAAAAAAATACACTATGAATGTGCTGTGTATGAGTATGATGATAATAATGAAAATATGTTATGCTTGGATTGTTATAAAAATTCAAAAATAGAAAAAGCATTAGTAAGAGATGGTATAATATGTAAAGTAGAAGGTGATGATTTATGCAGAGCATATATTGGAAGTTCGTTTTTAATAGATCAAACAATTTGGGATAAGAAAATTAATATACACGAAGAATGTGATATTGATTTAGATGTAGTAAAAATTGATGAATGTGCTTTTGGTTATTGTAATGAAGATCTATATCGTAGAGGGTGTTTAAAAAATTGGAGAAATAAATGGTTATGTGAAGAATGTAAAAAATCATCAGGTTTAAAATGTAGTAGAATTAAGAAAGGTTAGTAAATAAAATCTTATGTTATTATATAATATATGATTACAAATTTTGATATAGAGGAATTAAGTAATCGTCTTGAATTACCATTAATAGGGATTGTAAATAAAGATAGATTGAATACATTAGAAAAAGAATTAGGTTCTTATTATATTAATATGCAGAACTACGATGATGGTGAAGGAACTCACTGGGTGTATGCTCGTCTTTATTGTGATAGTGATAGAAATAGTGATAATGATGATGATGAATATGGGGTTGTTAAATGTTTATATTTTGATCCATTTGGACTTGATATGCCGAAAGAGGTTGCTGAATATTTTAAAGAATTTAAACCAATAGCATATAGTAAAAAGCATATACAGAATATTAGAAGTAGTCAGTGCGGATGGTATTGTGTAGCGTGTGATTATGAATTAACACATAGACCTATTGGTGAAACTTATTTAGAAGATTATGAAAGTTTCTTGGAAATGTGGAGTGAAGAACCTGATGAAAATTTGAAATTGTTAAAAGCATATTTTAAACCACTTTAAATTAAATTCTATATTTAGGAATTATTTTCTTGATATAGTATATAAAATGGATTACTCTAAAAATTATGTTCTCACAAACGAACAAGTTCAACAACTTATTCAAAATAAGATTATTAATCCTTTTGTTCCAAAGGGAGAAGATGGTATAACACCTATTTATGTATTGAAACAAGAAGATATAAAATTAATTGGAGAAGGAGGATTAGGATCAGGTAAGAAATTAAAATTAAGTGAAGCAGAAATTAAGGCAAGAAGAAAAGAACAATTGAAAAACGCACAAAGGGTTTATCGAGAAAAGAATAGGGTTGATTATAATAAAAAGCAAAATGAATACTATTATGATATGAAAAAAGATGAGGAAAAATATTCTAATTGGAAAGATAAGATGTCTGTTGCGAATCAAACATATCGTGCAAAAAAGAAACTACAAACAGGTAAGACTTCTATAATTAAAAAAATTGAAAAACAATTAAAGAAAGAATGGAAAGAAGATCCAAAAAATAAAGGTAAAAAAGGAAGACCAAAACTAGGTGAGACAAAAGTTAAAAAGGAAATGGATAAAGCGTGGTTTGAAGCAGAGAAACAAAAACGAGTTCAAGAAGAACTTAAAAAATTAGGAGAAGAATATGTTATACCAAAACAAAAAGTAGAAGGTAAATTTGATACTGATGGAAGACAGGTATATAAAAAGTTTGATATTGATTTGAAAAAAGACCCTATCTATCCATATACAGGTGATATGGGAAAAGGAGATATTGAACCTTATACCGAAGCAGATTATATTGAATATAAAACAACAAAATTAATACCTCCTCGTTTGAAGAAAGAAATTAAAAAGAAAAAGAAAGTTGAAGAAAAGAAAGAAAATATTGAGATGGTAATTGAAGAAGTAAAACCTGTGAAGAAAGATAAAGATCCTATTATTTATAAAGATAAAACATTAAGTGAATTAAATGAAAGTGAAAGAAAAGCATATGATTATATTACAGAAAAGAATAAAGATCAAACAGGAAGTAATATTATACCATATAGTAAAATACCACAAATTATTAGTATTAGAAAATTTTAGACCATATATGGTTTGAAAAAGAATGCTTCGCTATATATTATGCAGTCGTGCTGTATTATATATAATATAATGACTATGAAAATGGTTTAGGGTATATATGGATTTAATAATTTTTGATATACCTATTTAATTGATTTTTAAATATCGAAATTATTTAGGAATATTTTCTAAATATAGTATATAAAATGAGTATTAATAGTGATGCCCTCAAAGTCGCCCTTAAAGGTCTTAACATTCCATTTGGAAAGCAAATTAAGTATGAAGCAGTAGCAAACACATTAAAGTTCGTCCCAAAGAAGATCGTGAAAGGAAAGGAAACAAAACAAGTTCTAAAAGTTGGAGGACAGAAATACAAAGAAGCAGTCTATAATGAAGTTCTTAAAAGAAGAGCAGAAAAAGTTGGTAATATTAAGAAGACAACAGAAAGTTCAGTAGAAGTAAAAAATCCTATCTCTTTGAAAGGTAAGAAACTTGTAGAAAGTTTAATGAATAAGAAATTCACCAAGTGGAATTTTAATTATAATGGAATTGATAATGAAGAGGATTTCTATAACGCAATTAAGAGTGAAGTAGATGCACTAGGTGGTGGAACAAGTTATATTATGATTTATTTTAGAAGAAAGGATGATGGTGAAATTACAGAAGGAAGAGCGATGAGAAGTGATAATATCTTTGACTTCGCAGATTTTGAAGATGAACTTGCAGGTATGTTTAGTGGTATGGTTAAGTCAGGAACAACAGGTAGTGATCCTATTAATAAAGAAGAATATGAAATTGATTTTTCTACCTTCTCAATTGGTGTGGAAGATATTGGATCTACAAATGGATCAAGTGAGGATATGGTGTTCTATGTTAAAGGAATTCAAAGTAAAAAGAATTTATGTGTTTATGAAAGTTTATTAGCGTGTGGTTATGACTGTAATAAATATGGTGTTAAACCAACTGATCTCCGTGATATTACAAAATTAACAAGTTTGATTATTAATAATAAATTACCTATTGCTGTGATTGGAAATGGTTTCTTAATTAATAAAAAATCTGCTGATCTTATTGCTCGTAATCCAATCAAGAAATTAATTCAAGAAAAGAAAAGAATGACTAATAATGTATGTTGTAAATTAGAAATGGATGATATTGAAATTGTTTATATTACAGGTTCTTATGAAGACAATTATTTTATTGTTTATGATGAAGTAAATAACCACGCTGATATATGTGTTGGAAAACCAAAATTAATGGATAATATTTATCTTGGATATGGAGGTAGAATCATTAAAGAAGATCGTATGTTATTCACTTGTCGTGAGATCAATATTAATAATAAATCAACAACTAAAACACCTGTTGAATATGTGTTCTTTGATTATGAAACAATTATTGATTTTAATGCCTCATCTTGTATGCGTCCTTATTCATTAAGTATATTAACATTAACACCATATCAGTTAAGTAATTTAGAAGAATTGGATAAGATGTTTGTTGATGAGAAAGATGTAGAAAAGAAAGCATTAATTCAAAATAAAATACATACTATTAGAACTGAAAAATGTAAGACCTTTTTAGGTTATGATTGTAATAATGAAATGCTTAAATGGTTTGCAGAATATCAACTTGATAAGATGCTTGTATTTGTGGGATTTAATAATACTAATTTTGATAATTTCTTATTGCTTGAAGGTTTCTTAAATTTTATTAAAGAGAACCCTACTTATGATTATAGAGTGAGTGATGTGTTCTTTAATGGAAATCAGTTATTAAATTTTAGAATTAATGGTCGTCATAATATGTTTGATATTCGTAAGCATTTAATGGGATCATTAAAAAAGAATTGTAAAGATTTTAAGATTGAGTGTTGTGCTAAAAAAGAATTTAATCATAATCACGCCCAAGAATTATTTGATGATAATAAACTTATTGAATATATTACAGGTAATGATGAATTGAAAGAATATAATGAATATGATGTATTAGCAACTGCTGTATTATACAAGCGTTATATGAATGCTCTTGAAGCAATTCCTGCTACACAAAAATACGCAAAAGACATCTATCAAACAAAAACTATTGGTTCATTAATCTACAAGGTGTTTAGTGATAATAAATCTAAAAAGCAATTTGAATTACCTAAATTAGATTTTGAGACATATAGTAATTTACAAAAATCCAAGATTGCTGGTCGTGTTGAAATGTTTAATGGAGTTCAAAAAGTGCAAGAGCGTTTAGTATCTACTGATGTTTGTTCTTTGTATCCTTATGTAATGTCTGTATTAAATTGTTATTATCCTTGTGGTGATATGGTTGAAACAGAAGTATATAAAGGTGATGATGTTATTGGTTTCTATTATTGTGATATAGATCAAAGTAATTTAAAAGATATGAACTTACCAAACATATATGCGGAAAAACTTCCTATGGAAAATGATTGGAGTTCAACTAATGTTCTTGAAAATTATTTAATTAGTAATGTGATGATTGGTCTATTGAAAAAATATGGTTGTAATGTTGTTATTAAAAAAGGATTTACATTTACTGAAAGGAAAAAATCTTGTGATATGTTTGGTTTCTTGCTTGAATTTATGAAGGAGAAAAATAAACAAGATAGTTTAAAGGGTAAAGAAGGATATAACCCTGCATTAAGAGAAACTTTGAAATTATTAATGAACTCATTATCAGGTAAGGTTATTGAGGGATTACATACAGAAAAAACTATTGATATTGATACTTGTGCTGAATTCTTAAAAATTAAAGAAAAGGCAACATCTATTAACTTCATTAATGCTGTTGGTGGAAAAATGTTTCTTACTTATGAAGTTGATGCTGAAAGTCTAATCAATCAACAGAGACCTATTTATCTTGGAGTGTTAATTTATGACTATGCTAAACGCTATATGTTTGAGAATAGTTATTCCAAGATTGGGAAATCTAATCTGTTATACACAGATACAGATGCTTCCAAGTTTAGATATAAAGATTTTATTACTTGGAAGAAATGGGTTGATGATAATAATATTCAAGTCCCTCACTGGGCGGAAGTTGAAGATATTGATGCTAGATATAAAGACCATAAAATTTATCAAGATGGATCAAAAGTGTTTGGTTCATTTGAAGATGAACTTGAAGATTGTGTAGGAGATGAATATTTGTTCTATTGTTTGGAAAAGAAATCTTGGTTATATTCATATAAAAAAGATGGAGAATGGAATAGTAAATATCGTTTCAAAGGATTAAATGGGTCAGCACAGATGCTTACACTTGAAGAACCTTTTATTGGAAATAAAGTTATTAATCATAAAGACGGTGAAACAGAAGTAAAGTTTTATTTAAAACCTGAAAGTGAATATCAAGTGTATAAATATTATTTAGAAAATCAAAAGAACAATATTGATAATGGTAATGAAATAAAGTTCTTTGATAAGATTTATACAACTGGATCTGCATATATGATGTGTAGTTCTTTTAGAAAGATTGTTAAAAACTCATCTCGTAATGTAGATATAGAAGATGAAGAAGGATATAATACTTTAATGAATAAAATTCAAGTAAGATATAATATTAAAAAGATACAAATAAAATCTATTGATAATGTATAATGGACGAACTTGATTTATTCAGTAGTGATGATATAAATAAATTTAGACAGACAAGAAAACCAAAGGATGTAGTGAGAACGAAAGCGTTGATAGATAGAGAACCGATTCAACCAAAGAGAAGTAAAACATTACTTGAAGTAGCACAGAGAATTAAATTGGATCAAGATAAAGCAGAAAAACAATATATGGAAAAACTTGAAGCAATAAGAAGAAAAGGTATTATACTTGCACGGCAATACAGAACAAGTAAAGAGGATAAAAAGGAAAAGAAAATAATGAGACCAAGTGATATAATTGGTGTAGGTAAGACAGGATTAGCAGATGAAGATAAACCAAAGGTAAAAGATAAGCATATTCATTACGCCAAAAAATATGGGATACCATATGAAGTTGGTGGATATAGAAGAACTTATGAAGATCTGTTGAGAGCAATAAGAGCATTCGAAGAAGCGAATGTGAATAATATAATGAGAGCAGGACTTGATAAAAAGACGAAAGAGTATGGTATGTATATTGAATAATTTTATTATAACTTTAAGACGATGAAAGGTAAGGGGTTCATCGTCATATTCGTTTTAATATTCATTAAACAAAATATGTATTAGTTTTTAAAGTTGAGAGCATTTATGCTGTCAAATAATTTCATTTATTATAAAAGTTGTTTAATAATTATGGTAAGGAAAAAATATATAATGTTATAAAAATATGAGAGCATATATGCTGTCATATTTTGTTGGATAGTTGAAGAATGATTACGATATATAAAATGTTTATCAATCATCTCTCCC